CGTTGTCGTACTGGCCGATAAGGCGCAGATACCTGTCTAACTCTGAACTGACCGGCTGTTCCATTACGCTTTATTCCTTGCGCTAATTGCCTTCGCCTTGGCCTTTGCGTCCTCTTTGCTGGACGCACCCCACGCTCGTAGCGCGAGGGCGAGGCGGGTTGGCTCACCGTTCTTTTCCATCGGCCCTGCCATATTGCCCATGCGGGCGAGGAACGATGCGCGGCGCGGATTGTCGCCTGACTTCACGGGAGGCTTCAGCGTCCCGCCTGTCTCGGCCTTGTAGGAAGCACGACCCTTGGCGTTTAGACCGCCCTTTGGGTTCTTCCCCTCACTCCGCTGCCACGCCGCGCTCATTTGTTTTCGGGCTTCACAGTCTTGGCTGACTCACGAAATGCCTTTGCGGTCGGTGCGCCCTTCTCACCCGGCTTACGCATACGCTCACCGCTACCGGCAGCAATGCGCTCGCGTTTAGCGAGGATGTTGGCGTACAAACCGGCTTTGCGTCTGCCGTCCATTACGGCGTGAACAGGCCGACCACGGTGATCGTGGCGTTGCCGAGGGTCGTCGCCGTGACGCTGCCCGTGGTCGCAATGTTCAGCGGGATGGTATAGATGCCCTTCGGCGTATCAGCCGGGAGGGCGGCAATCGTGACGCCACCAACCGCAAGGCTGGCATTTGCCGACACCGCAGTCGTGACCGCCACTACGGCGTGGTGAACGTAATCGGCAGTCTTGCCGAACGTGCTAGTCGCTGAACCACCGACCACCACGTAGGAGTATCGGTATGGGTTATTAACTCCGCTCATATTCTCGCTCTCCGTGGCGAACGCTCATGCGCCGTCCACATATCGTTAAGGGTGACCTGATTTTGCGGCCCGACGATCAACGCCTTTGGTTCCAGCGCGGTGACATTCGTCGGCTCTTGTCGCCACGCAATCGCTAACATCCGAAAGGCATCGGCAGGGTGACTCGTCCAATCGTGACGAGGTGTATGCCGAAACGCCTTTTTGTCCTCGTCGTATTCTCGCTGATATTGCCTCAAGGCTTCAATACCATCTTCACACCGTTTGTCAAACCATACTCGTGGGAGCATATGGCGCACCGCTTGGATGCCGTCTTGCACCGATAGGTCGGGCACGATGGCAAGTTTGCTGACACCGAGGAACTCGGCTAACTGCTCAATGATGCTCTTGCCGCCAGAGGCCAGCGTCTTGGCTTTAGCGTCATGCGGGAGCCAATGCTTGCCGTATCGGTATCCTCGGTCACGGATGATGCCCGCGAGGTCAGCAATGGATGCGCCCGAGATGCTGAAGAAGTCTACAACGTGAATCTCACCGCCCACGACCTGATAGAACCAGCACGCGGTATCGTCTTTGTAGCCCAAGTCCCATGCGGTGTGTACGGGTAGATGCTCGTCCACGGGAACGTGCGTGATGCGGCTTTGATCCTGCGCCTCTCGCAACTCTCGCCCGTAAAAAGCACCGAGGATGGCAGCCTCAAAACTGCACTCGTACTCCTGTAGGTACTGATCCTCGGTCAACTGCGCTCTAGCGGCGGCTAACTCCGATTCTGGGAGTAGCCGGGACTGACTGGCCGGTAGGCGCAACAGGAACCAATCGCCGGGATCTTTCTGTGCGGTCTGGTATATCTGCCAAAACTGATTCTTGCCCTTTGGCGTACCCGCAAAGACAGCCCAGCCTTGTTTGTCTGACAGCGCGGGACGAATAACGTTCCCGAATACGCTCGGCTTGAAGTCGCCGTATTCGTCAAGGTAAATGCCGCTGAAGCCTAGACCACGCATCGCATCTGCGTTGTCGGCACCGAACAGGCTGACCTTGGCCCCGTTCGTCAGCACCATCGTCATCATCTGCTCGTTGATGTCCTTAATGATCGGGGCTGCGTAGAACTTGAAGTAATCCCACGCGATACGGCGTGCTTGGTTCTGGTAGGGGGCGACGTAGCCAAACAACCCATTGGGGGCTTGGTACATCGCTGCGGCCCGGATGATGTCGTTGACGGCTGCGACCGTTTTTCCGGCTCGTCTGTGCGCGACAAGGCACGCCCACCGTTTAGTGCGGTCATGGAAAGGCATGAACGCCCTGCGCGGGTTGTACGGCAGCAGGATGTCAGTCAATCGGTTTGCCCCAGCGGAGGACGGTTTCGGTCTTTTGTGGCCCGCCGTTCTCGCCTGTCACCTCGGTGCGCTGGAGTTTCGGGACATGGTATTCCAGCAATGAGGTGAACGAGTCAAAGGCGGCCTGTGCGCCCTTCTCGGCTGCAATCTCATCTAGCCACGATTGGAGGCGGTCTGCGTTACCGTCAACGAACCGTGCGACGGCCTCTCTGGCAGCCGCAGTCGCCTTATTAGGCGTTCCTGCTTGCCTTCCACCTGTTTTCTTGCCTTTTGCCATGTAGTTCGCTCTAGTTTAGATCACTAGTGTAACAATCAGATGGTTTTTGTGCCTTATTTTCGGTTTATCAATTCGTTTACTGGAACGTCATACGATTTAAATGGATAGGTTTGGCGGCGTTGTTCCTTGGTCATACCAAGTCTTGCCTGAACCGCCCTTGCCTCGGCCTCACCGGCTAACCGTTTGTACTGTTCCCGAGGGTCAGCCATCGTTTCTACCCGCTTTAATTCGTACATCATGTCCCGAATTTCGGGGTCAGCGAGTGTTTCCGGCTTCGCTCTTTCAAAGCCGCTAATGATGAATTCGCCATCCTTGTGGCGATCTGCCGCCATTTGCCCAATTTTGCGGCGTAAACGGTTGATTGTTTCTTCCCGTTCGCCCGCCGACATGATTTTAAATTGGTCAGGGTTGCCGCCACGGGCAAATTTTTCCTTGGCCTGAACGGCGTGCTGAAGTTCATGCGCCAATACCGACTTGATCTCGGGTCGGTTGCGTCCACTAACCCCAATTTCAGGATCAAGCCCAAATGTTTCTCGGGTCGCTGGCACCCGCTCTTGGAAATACCCAGTTTCAGGCACATCAGGCTTCACGCGCATCGTGGTAAGCGTTTCTTCCATGATGTCAGGGTATGCAGCCCGCATTGCCGGGTTGAATACTGCTTCGTTGACGTTATAGGCCCGTGATCGCCCTCCCGGCAAACCATATCCGGGTTTAAACGCCATTTCGTCTGGGATTTCTTGCCGCAATTGATCGTCGGTTCCGCGATAAGTTCCCGTCTCACGCCAAATAGTTTCGGGGTCTGCCCCTGCGGCTTCCATTTCCTCGGCTCGTTTGGCGGCAGCGGCATCCCATGTCTTTGCCGACTTGCCGATAAAGATTTTCTGCATCGTCGGGTCGTACTGTTTAAGCGCACCCGCAAGTCGCCCAAGCGGTAACGCAGAGGCTCCTGCCATCGCCATGCCAGCCTCGTCATCGGCTCGGCGGGCGCGTTCAAAGTCACGGGCGGCAAGGACTTGCCCCACACCCGGCACAAGGCTCCCACCCATTTCCAGCGCCATGTCTATCGCGTCAGAGTCCTGCGGCTGGTCTAGGCTCGTCAGGCGCTCGTAGCGGCGTTTTACGTCAGCCTTGTCACCAAGGTACTTGAGTGCGGCAGCGACTTGTTCGCGGCGTACTGGCATGACTATGCGAGATTGGTCAACTTGTAGCGTAGAGACAACACTTCGTCCACGACCGAATCAAACAGGTTGACGAGTTCGGGGTCTTTCGGGAGGACGTTCCGCAGTTCGTCAAGGAAGTCCAGCAGTTTGTCAGCGTAGGCTTTTGGTTCCTTGCTGAAATGCGCGTCCGTGGGGTAAGAGGCGATCAGGCCATAGCGCCCTTGGTAGGCTTCAGCCCATGCGTCTACGAGGTCAGGGATCGCGGCGTAATAGTTACCGAGTGCCTTGTGTTGGGCGTAGGACTTGGTAGCAAGGTGCTGAAGGTGCGTGACCGTTGCGCTGTGCAACATGGTCGCTACAAATAGCCCTGCTGACTTGTCGTGGCTTGCCATTACTGCATCATCTCGTAGAGTTTGGATTTCTTGCCCTTGCGCTTGGGCTTCTTGCCTTCGTCCTCTTCCTTTTCCTCGGCCTTTTCGTGCGCTTTGCTTTCGTCATCTAACGCATCAAGCGCCGCCATAAGTTTGTCTTTGCGAGTGTCAGGCATGGAATTACCCCAAGAATAGGCTTCATTCCGAGGCTATAGCGTTTGTGATAAGGTTGCAAGATGGACACGATCTCTGACGAATATCGCGCCGAACAAGTCAAACTGCACATGAACCCGCACTATGGCGTAGCCTCTATTGCCTTTGCGCCGATCGTCGCGGAACTACTGCGTAACAACAAATGGCAGTCGCTCCACGATTACGGCGCGGGCAAACAAAACCTCCGTCGTGCGCTAGAGGTTGAGAAACTAGAGATTGCGTACTCTGCCTACGATCCAGCGTTCCCCGAGTACGGTGACCCACAGTCAGCCGACCTTGTGTGCTGCATTGATGTCCTTGAACACATAGAACCTGACCGGCTTGATGCCGTGTTGGACGATTTAATGCGGATCGTTAAGCGGTATGGGTTTTTCTCTATCCACACCGGGCCAGCCGAGAAAGTGTTATCGGATGGCAGTAACGCCCACCTGATCCAAGCCCCGCCGTCGTGGTGGCTCCCGCACCTCTGCAAGCGGTTTGAGATTCTGCACCTACAAGCGCACCGGCTCATGGGGCCGGGGTTCTGGGTACTCGTCAGCCCTCTTGAGGGCCACACGCCTCCAGCCAGCGACCGATAAGTTCTATTACCGCGATCTTTGGGTCACGGGCGACGTAAAACTCTCCCCGAGGTTCAAATATCTCGGCGAACTTCTCTTGGCTCGGGCGTAGTTTGCCGTCCTTGACCTTGATCTCTACCCAGCACACCCACAGCCGTTCGTCAGGAAGCGGGCGAGTAATGAGCCTGTCAGGGACATATCCTGCCCCGGCAAAGTCGTGGACGGTAAACCCTGCCGCCGTCAGGGCTTGACCGATCTCGCTGTCGTTTGCGTCCCTGCGACGTTTGTATCTCATCGGTTTGCGATTAATAGCAGCAAATACATCAGCACCGCATCCATCAACGTTCCGTTTAGGAGTGTCGTAGTGAGATAACACACCGACGCGACAAGGAGGGTAGGTAGCCAACTCATCGGTTAGAGTTCGGCGGGGTGATGGTCATTTTCCAGCCCTTCGGTGTCTCCACAAACCCGACCGCTTTGAGTTGTTCAGGGGTACGGCAGTTCCCGTCAATTCTGCGATGCTTGCGTAACGTCTCGGGTGTCACAAACGTCTGCTTGCACTCCCGGCATACCCTGATCTTTTTGGGTAATGGCGTGGTGTTTCTCAATAGCACGGGCGAACTCATAAACTGCTTTATAACAAACTAGACCGGGCCATAGGGCCGCGATCTCGTCATCCGTGAGCGGCTTTTTCTTTAAGTCGTTTGACACCGCTCTCTCCAAAGAAGCACCACACCATCGTGCGTAACCCCGGATCACCCAATACAGCCTTCGGGTCAGCCGAGCGTAAATGCAGCGCGATCGTGTCCTTCAGCCAAATCATGTAGTCCTTCGTGTTCGGGCCGGGCTCTACCGTGTACCGTGCCCACAGCGCGTCACAGAGTTTAAGACGGTTTAGCGGGGTCGGTGGCTCCTGCTCCCAACCCTTTGCCGCATAGGCTTTGGCGTTCTCAAACCATGACTGGTCAGCCGCCATTTGTTTTTCAGACTTAACGGGTTTTTCGCCGAACGCCGGTTTTGTTTTTTTCAGGTCAAACAACCCTTGCCATTGGTTGCTGATGGACTGGTCTACCACCGCTGCCTGATCGTCACCGTACCGCTGAAGTTTCAACTTCATGGCCTGTTCCGAGGCCGGTTTGATCGGCTTACGGATAGCGGTTCGGTATGCCTTCCATCTTTCCCAAGCCTCAACGTCTAGGTCTTGCATCTCTATACCCCCTGATGACTGATGGTGAATCCGCACGGTTTCGGGAGGGAATTACGCCTAACCCAAAGTCGTGCGGAGTTGATGACTGACGGAGCCATCCGCTGTTGGCAACTTTTGACGGGTCTCCCCGTTGTGGTTCGCGCTTCCCAACGACACGCTGCGCGTCTAGAGGCCCACCGCCCCGGTCTAGATTTAAGCCATATCTGCGCGTGGTTTCCCCGACCAGATAGGCCGAGCGTGGTGGGATAGTTGACAGGGCTAAAACAGCCGGTCACACTTCCATCACGCTTAAACGTCAATTTCAGCGTAAGGCCGCCGACCGGCCACGTCAAGCCCCCGTTGCCCCCGCTCGGGGGTTTGTCGTTTATAGGGCTATGTAAAGCCATTACAGGGGCTTCCAGCCCTTTACCGTAGCCATAACGTGCCAGTACCGCACAGGCGGTATACGGCCCTGTTTCACCCATTTCTGAACGGCTGCGCGGCTGATGCCTAAAGCCTTGGCGGTGGCTACTTGCGATCCGTAATGCTTGACTAATTCGGTAGGTGTCATGGGGCTAGAATAATTTATGCCAC